GCACTGGCAGTGGCGCAGGCCATCATTGATACCATTGCTTCAGCACAGTCGGCATATAGAGCGTTTTCATGGTTCCCACCATTGGCGATAGCGGCGGCAGGTGCGGCATTGGCGGCGGGTTATGCCAGAGTCAACGCCATCAGATCACAGACATATGGTGGTAGACGAGAAGGTGGTCCGGTAACAGGTGGATCACCATTCCTGGTTGGCGAAGCGGGCCCCGAAGTTTTTCAGCCCTCAACAAATGGCAACATCATACCATTGGACAAGATGAGATCAGGCAAGGATGTGAATGTGAACTTCAACATAACCACATTGGACGCATCAGACTTCCAAGACCTATTGGTCAGGGAGAGGGGTATGATAGTAAATATAATAAACGACGCCGTGCTAGAGCAGGGCAGAGAGGCGATAGTATAACATGGGACAACCTTATCCATTTCCAAGTTTTCCACCAGGTTCATCGGTATTTGATCACTTCAATGACCGTGTGACGGGCGACCTACCTTGGACTGAGATGGACTTCAAATCAGTCAGTGACACACTTTATTCAAGGACCATATCAGGTAGGGTGCAGACCAGAAGTTTCAGTATGCAGTATTTTGAGTGGAAGGCCATATTCACACCAATGACAAATTTAGAAATTAGACCTATTTTTGCTTTGGCACATTCACTGTCGGGTAGGAACCAAGCATTCACTATCTCACTGCCAACTATACCCCATGGGGGAACCATAGTACAAGGCACAGCATCAGGCACAGGAGGATCTAGGACCCTCACACTTGACACTATAACTAACTTTGGTGGCTTTGGTAATTTGAAGGCAGGTGACTTGATCAACTTCAGCAGTGACGCTGACGAACATTATAAAGTTTATATGGTCACAGAAGATACCAGCATAACAGGTGGCACAGGCACAGTGCCTATATTTCCTGGTCTGATCAAGACCATAACAACACCGGCCACATTCTACACAGGAGAGCAGATCAAATTCCTTGCAAGGATGAAGAACGACATCCAGACCTACAACAGATCAGCGGATGGCTTCTACAGATACGAAATTGAAATGGAAGAGACATTCTAATGACAAAAGTTTTAGATCCGGCGGTAGTAGCAACACTGGAATCAAATCAATTTGAGTGTGCCCATTTGGTAGAGATGTATCTGGACGCTGGCACAGAATATGCCACGGATTCATTCTACGACATAGATTTCAACTCAAACACATATGAGGCCGCAGGTGGCTTGATGGGTTTTGAGGACATAACAGAACAGACAGAAGTCATTGTGGGTTCAGTGAGGATCACACTGAGCCAAGTGGCGCCACTCATAATAAAAAGGGCACTGTCAGAGAGCATCATCAACAAGAGATTGGTGATAAGGAGGGGTTTCTATAACACGGGTTCAAGGACCTTGAGGGCCAATCCACACATAATATTTGATGGCAACATCAATTCATTCAACATCAACGAAGACCCAGAAGGTTCCACTATCACTGTCACAGCGGCATCACACTTTGCCAATTTCAGACAGGTCAACACCAGAATTACCAATCCGGAATCTCAGAAAGAAACTGCACACTACACAACAGGTGCCTTGTTTGATCAAGACAACGGATTCCAACACGCATCAGCCATGATACAGGATCTACAATGGGGTCAGAAATTACCAACGGAATAATCTGGGCCAAGACCTTGGGCAAAGCCACAGTTGAACCCTACTGGGGAGACATATTGAACCTGTATATGAACAGTCCATTGGGACAGCAGGTGGGTGACCAACAGCAGATGGCCGCATACATCAGGATACCAATCAGGCACGAGCAGATCCGGATATATGGCACAGATCAGACCGGTGATCAAGTGTTGGCAGTGGCGGCATGGGCCTGTTTCAACGAGGTAGAAGAGGCCAACTTTGAAAAACAAGGATTCACATCACACTGGAACTGTGGTGATCGCATATACCTAATGGATGTGATCGCAAAGAGGTTAAATATGTTTAAAGTAATGCGTGAATTGAGACAATATGGTTTCCAAAGGTATGGTCAGCGACACTTCAAATTCTATCGCCAAGATTATGCCAAAGGAACATCAAGAAAAGGATGGTGCTAGATGGGTGGTGCGGCAAAGGCAGTCAAAAAGATAGTCAAAGGTGTAGTCAAGTTTGTAGGTAGCCTGTTCTCAGGTGTTTTCGGTTGGCTGTCACCATCAATTCCACAGTATGACAACAGGTCAGACTATGACTCATACGCACAGGGCACTTACATCAACAAGCAATCAAACTCATCACACATACCAGTGGTGTATGGTCGTAAGCGGATAGGTGGCACAAGGGTTTTCGTACACACACAGGGAGACAACAATGAATACCTATATGTTGTGACTGTGTTGGCAGAAGGCGAATGTGAAAAGATCGAAAAAGTCATTGTTGATGACACAGAGATCAAACAGATCACCAACGCAGGCGGACTCACACATGGTTCAGTGTTTGAAGTCACACAAGGCAAGTATGCAGTGGGTGGATCCAGATTGAAAGTGCAGGGGTTCTTTGGCAAGGAAGATCAAGGCAAAGCCAGCCTATTAGATGGAGTCACAGGTTGGTCAGAAAAACACAGATTGAGAGGTATCTGCTACATAGTGGCCAGATATGAATGGCGTAAGGCCTCAAAAAACGAATTAGAAGATCAGATCAACAACAATCCATATAGTGGACTGCCTACAATGCAGGTGGTATTGAAAGGTAAAAAAGTTAGAAAATTAACCACACTGTCAGAAGCGGAAGCAGAAGCATTCTCAGAAACCTATGCTCAAAGTGTCGCACACGCAGACTTTGGTTGGAGTGAAAACCCAGCGGAATGTTTGTTTGATTACTTGCGTAATCCCAGATTTGGTAAAGGCCTAGATGCTGACTCAATCGACACAACAAGATTTAGATTGGCCGCAAATGACTGTGGTCAAGACAAGACATTCACATTGGAGAATGGTAGCAGTAGTGTGAAACCATTCTTGACCACGAACATCACCATAGACACATCTAAAAAGATGTTGGACAACACCAAGGCATTGCTGGAATGTTGTAGAGGTTATCTGCCTTACACCAATGGTAGATACGCACTGAAATTAGAAGCGGCAGTGAGCACATCAGGTTTATTTGAAGTGAATGACATGATGATCATAGGCAAGATCACCCTCAGCAGTAATAACAAGTCAAACACATACAACAGAGCAGAAGTTTCTTTCTCCAATGAGAGAGAAGAGTATGAAACAGATGTTAGAACATATGAGAACACCGCATACATCACAGAAGATGAAGGTGAAGTGTTAGAGATCAAACACAACTCACCTGGCATAACTGATGAAGAAAGAGCATATGATCAGGCCAGATTGTTGGTGGAAAGATCAAGGAAACAGATGAAACTGCAATTCCAAGGCACGGCAGAACTACAACAATTGGAAGCAGGTGACATATTCAAATTCACGCACCAATATGTTTTGGCACCACAGTCAGCAGATGACTATATGTACAATGAGGGACTGTTTAGGGTGCTACAACTCAAAGTGAACTGGGATCAGACAGTGACAGTGACGGCAGTGGAACACGACAACTCATTATACAATGTGGAAGTGTATCAGATACCAGTGCTACAGAGCAGGAATCCCAAAAGATTCCCACCAGATGATGGTTCAGAGCCACCTGTGGTGAGACCACCTGATGATCCTGCCAAACCGACTCCACCAAAAGAAGACAATCTATTAGAATCACCTAACTTCACATATGAGCTCAGCGTGTTTGACAACCCACAATTGGGTACTGCGGGCAAGGCTCATGTGCGTATGAATTACTCTGGTATGAGCAGTCATGTGGCACGATTTAGAACAGTTTTAAAATTCAATGGCCAGACACAACAGAATGCTATCTTCAACATCTATCACACAGCGGCCAACAACCTATCCATAACAGGTTCTTTGGATCCTGGTGTGTATAAAATCACAGGCATAGGCATAGGATCATCAGGACAAGAAAAAGTTTTCTTTGAAGATCGAACAGTGAACATCAACCCTAGGGGTGGTGGTTCCAGTGTAATAACAGCATCAGCGGCTGTGGAAGGATTTGCATAATGGGTAGTATAATTAAACCTTTACCAACACCAAATGGTATATATCGTAATGGTGAATATTTCAACCCTGGCACAGGCACTTGGGCTGATCTGACCGCAGGTTGGTCAGCATTCACAGACTGGAGCCAAGGACCCACAGATCTAGTATATGCCAAGACATTTGACTTTGGCATAAGCAAACCAGTGATACCCACAGTGGCCATAAACACATTCAGAGGTGCCGCCAGCCTACAGATCAAGTACGGCAGTGGAGTCAATGTTGACAATCAAGTGGTGTTTCCATATGTGACCAGCAACCAAGGCAGTGATCTGTATTTGGACCTAGACTACACAATTTCAGGTTATGTGGCAGACACTTACACAGGTGAAACAGCCAGATACGCGGAAGTGATAGTCACAGTGGCCGCAAGAGATAGTTCAGGAGCCAACATCACAGCAGTTTTGAGCGAAGTGCAGGCAGAATTTGACCAGAGAATGGAACACGAATATTTCTTTGATGTGGATTCCAGCACACTGGCAGGTGATGCCTCAGCAAGGACCATACCTGTTCAGACATTGACATTGCCAGTGGCGGGCATAACTTATTCAACAAAATATGATGCCACAACATCAGCCGCAAACGGCAAATATGTGATACACACAGTATCAAAATCAACACCAAGTTTCACAGTGAGGGATCTTGATCAATTTCCAGAAGACACCACAGGTGTTGATCATGACGGCATCGACATAGATGTGATAGGATTCCCACAATTGACTGCCACAACAGGTGGCGGAGTAGGGAGAGCATAATGGTAGCATGGCCTTATAATTCAACAACGGTTTCAGGTCTAGACAAAATTAGAACCTCAGACACAGCACCAACTATATCAGATTTGGGCACAATATCAGCCGCAGGCACAGCCACATTGACCTTGGACACACATTCAGCATTTAAGTTGACTGCAGGTGGCAATTTCACACTAACACATTCAGGTACAATACCCTCAACACAGATAGTGCAAGGCATAATTGAGATAACCAATGGTGGTGCCTACACCATAACATATGATTCAGATTTCAAATTCACAGATGGAACAGAACCAACATTGACTGCTTCAGGTAAGGATGTTTTGAGTTTTATTTCATTTGGCAGTTCAACTGACATATACCTGTTCCATGTGGGCAGGGATCTAAGTTAATGAGTCTCATACTTAAAACACCAGACCTAACAGTGTTTGGAGCCAATGGTTTTGCGATTGGTAAAAGTGGATCACCTGGTAGCATAGAATTTGACACAAATTTACCAGGTGCTATGCCCACATTGAATGATGGTTTCTATGCCTCAGCGTTCTTCTATCTACCAAGTGGAGTCAGCACAGGTTTATTAAAATTTATACAGACACAATATGTCAATCACACATCAATATTCAGGGGTATGAGTTGGGCAACAACCATCAATGGATCTAACACTAGGTTCCAGATCATATTCCGTAATGACAGTTCAAACAGTAGATTCTTTGAAGTGGATGTGCCCACAAGTTCGATCACCGCTGACAAGTGGCATCACATCCTGATAGCACACAGTGGCAGTTCAGGATATGGCACAAAGGCATACTTCAATGACAGTGCAATATCTTCCGGATCAATTTCTGACACTGAAATTGGCACGGTCAGTTCTTTGACAGTCACTATCACTGACAACTGTGGCATAGGTGGCAGTTATACCGTTTCAGGCACACCCACATTGACTGGTGATCCAAACGGCATAGCATACCAGAACATATATTTCTCAAGGTATGGATCAGATGATCCTGACACAGCATCAAACAGGCGTAAGTTCTTGAATGCGGATGGCACACCAGCCACAGGCACACCCATATTACCAGCGGTGGGCAGTGCGGAAGATGGTGATCCAAATATGTTCGTGTCAGGCACGCACAACACGGTGGACAACTTTGAAAATCCCGCTGATGCCAACACACCGAACACTTACACAATAACAAGGACTAATATTTTTCCTGGACCTTCAGATCTGATTGATGTAATATAATAAATAAACTTAATTAACAAGGAGACTACAATGGCCTGGGCTAATGTATCAAACATATCAACAGCAAATGTGGATTCGGCAACGGACAATCCAGCAAATGCCAGAACAGACATCTACAACGCATTCGTAGAACTTACAGCAGTGATCAACGGTCGTGGAACCGTGAATGGTGTTGCTTCATTGGATTCAACAACCAAAGTTCCTGCCGCACAACTGCCTGCAACTTTCATCAGCACCTCTGGTGACATAACACTACAACCCAATTCTGCCAGGGTTTCCTTTGAAGACATCATCAACTTAGAACCCATTGACCACAGCAGTTTGCCTGCTTCACCTAGCAAAGGTGACATAGCATTCCTGACCACAGACAGTCTGTCTGCTTTGAAGAACAAACCTGTGTACTACAATGGCACAGCATGGTATTACTTTGATGATACCACTGTTGATTAACGAGAGAGGTTTTGATCATGGCAGTATGTAAGCACATATGTTTTAGATGCTCCATCAAAAAGATAACAAAGAAATGGTGGAGACTATGGACAGGAACGAATTAGAGCAAGCCAAAGCAGGTGTTAGGCTCACACAACTAGAGATAGACACACAACTGATCTCTAAAGATGTAAAACAGATTCGTGACAACCACCTTCAACATATGTCAGAAGACATAGACCGTATTGAAAGCAAACTGGACAAATTGGACACAAGAGTTTGGTCGATCCTGTTTGCCATCGTTATATTAGCCGCTTCAAATGTCATTGCCACTTTCTTCAATTAATCTCAACGCAACACCAGATCTGGCATTCTCAACTCCCCGATTCAGATTCACTTTTGAAGAGTTTTTATTATACTTCTATGGATTTGAAGTGTATGAGGTGGAATCTGTGGAATACTATCAAAACGAATACAAAAGCATCATATTCTCATAATTTAAACCAATTTTAAGCGCCTTACAGCCGTCTGGAAGCGGTGATCGGGTATGTTGCTATACCCTAAAAAAACCGTTGACACACACCGCTGTATGATGCTATATTATAGATGTGACTGTGACTAACATAATATTAATAACATTAGTAAGACAAACATTGGTAAGACACATCACAGTCACAACACACGAGGATAAGTAAAAGCACATTATGGCAAAGAAAAAATTAAAATCAAAACAAAAACATTCAGTGTTGTGGACGGTGTATCACACCATACTGGCCATTGAACTGGCATTAGTGGTCATGATAGAAGGCATCGAACTATACTTGGATAAATTTTAAAATGGCAAAATTAAATTTACAAAAACAAATACTATATTTGGCAAAGCGATATTACAAAACCACAGACTTAGGCACATTATCAGCACATCAACTAGACAAAATCACAAATTGGGCGACAAACACCAATCCAGAAACACAGGCACGACAAAAGGGCAGAAAATACTCAGGCAACACTTATAAAAAATTACAAAGGATATTCAATTAGCACACAAGGTTGGCAGGCCAGACTGTAATACTGCTGAGGAAAAGGTATAGGGGACTATACACTCGTCAAATGATAAGAAGCACTGAAAGAAAGAGTGATTATTATCATAGTATGATTGCTGACATACGACACAAACAAGATTCTAGAGCAATGTTGCTTGGTAGATTACACTTGCTACCGTAATAAAGCGTCTCACATAGGGTTTAGGCAATCCCGCAACTGCTGAATCAGAGACTGGACGAATGAACTGTCAACACAGATCAAGTTTTGAGTCTGCCTTAAACAGGTGGACTCTGACCAATCAATCAAGATCAAGTGATACACTAAAATTTAACACATACATTCACATCTCCATAATTGGAGAGAGATATTTGACAAATCACGCAAGTGATTTGTTGATTGACTGCGGAGCAGTTGATCAGTCAGTGATGGTCAATTGCTGACGCAATCAACCAAAAAGGCTGTCGCCTTTTTCAATTCCTATTAAATACAACAAAAGAAAGGCAAGCCATGACTGAATCAAAATTCTGGATATACCGGGCAGTTGATCCCATCGCGGCCAACAACGAACACTATGATGACTGGTGGGAGTACAAGTGGGTCACTGAGAGCCAATGGCAACGCATACAGAGCCACAGCCACAGGTTGATCCACAAATGGCAACGCCAGGGAGCACCCCAGCCCATCGGACCCATACATCAATTGCGTGTGCGTAGATCTCAATAACAGAAAAGAAAAAACCCAGTGCTGTTGGCACAACACTGGGTCTCAATTATGGCATATAATCGATAAGGAGCATTGAATGTCCATGTCAGAAAAACAAAACCTTCAATACAAATGTATTTATACACAAAAGGAGAGGTTGTGTCAAAGAAAAGATTCCAATTTCCAGAGGACTTCTGGCGCAGGTGCTACACACAGGACGGTTGCATTCTGTTCACCGGCACCCCAAGTGCTGAATATGGCAGATATCGTGGTGAGCAGGCACACAGGTACAGTTACAGGATCCACCATGGTGAGATACCTGAGGGTGCAGTGATACACCACACCTGCTTCTGTAAGAGATGTGTGAATCCCGCCCATTTACAGGCCATCACACAGCAGGAGAACATCAATGAAAATGTGCGATCAGGTAGATTGGCACATTTCAACAAACTCACGCCCAAACAGGTCATTGACATAGTTCGTAGTGATCTTTCAGAAGCAGAACTGGCTGAAAAGTATTCTGTGTCAAGAACCACCATCAGGCGCATACAGAAACTTTGATTGTATAAATACAGTTAGTTTAAACTAACACAAGATTCTTATATAAGAAAAGGAGACACACAATGAGCGCGGCAAGTAATGATTTAGAAGAAAAAGTGCTTAACCATGTACTACAGAATGTGGCCACTACAGGCGCGGCCTACACGGCACCATCTGCTGTATATGTTTCACTGCACACAGGCAACCCACAGGAAGACAACTCGGGTGCCAATGAGATACCAACATCAGGATACAACTATGCTAGAGAATCAGTGACATTTGGTTCCGTGACAGAAGTGGCCAACACTGTTTCTGTTTCAACCAACGCAACTGTGACATTCAACCAAGCTTCAGCCAACTATCCAGCCAATGTGACCTATGTTGGTCTGTATGACCAATCCACAGCGGGCAACTTGATGTTCTATGGTGCTTTATCAACAGAAAAGCAAGTCACAACCGGAGATATCTTTCAGATAAATTCTGGTTCATTGACCATAACACTAGACTAAGGAGAACACAATGGCCACGATAGTAACAAGATCAGGCAAAGGCTCAGCACTGACATTTGCTGAAATGGATGCCAACTTTACAAATTTAAATGACGAGCTGGCCAATGTGTCTCTTGGCGTATTACCAGCAAACTCTGTGTCAGCCACAGAACTGGACAACTCAGATGACTACACAGTCAACACACTGACCACAACGGGCAATGTGATTGTTGGTGATTCCTTGATACCAAGTTCAGGTAACCTAGAAATCAACACGGATTATCTTGTGGTGTCAGATGCGTCAGGCACAGAAAAATTCAAGATAAGAACAGATGTAGCACCAGGTCCAGACCAAGTTTTGAAATACAATGAAACCTCAGGTTTTGTGCAATGGTCCAACGACCTAGGCCAAACTTCAACACAGGTCCAGAGTGCATTAACATCACAGGTGTTAAATGAACACGCAGATGTGACCATCACATCACCAACAAATGGTCAGGTTCTAAAATACAATGGCACTCTTTGGGTCAACGACTCGGACACAGACACAGGTCTATTAAATGTTGTAGAAGACACAACACCACAATTGGGTGGGGATCTGGATGTAAATGGCAACAACATAGTTTCAGTTTCAGCAGGCAATGTGGTAATAGCACCAGATTCAGCCAATTCAGAAGGTTACAGCACAGCCACACTGGATGTCAGTTCAGGACACTTTAAATTAAAAGCAGGTCTTGTGTTGGATCACCCTGGCACCGCTGGTTTAGATGCACAGTATTCAAACTACATCACGGTGGCAACCACAGACGGTGACTTGAATATGTCCTCAAATGGTGCTGGTAGAATCAGACCAAGATCAGACTTTCAGATCAGAGGATCAGATGGTTGTGACTTATGGTTAAGATCAGAATTTAGCACAGATGCCAAAATATCATACCGTGGCGGTAGCACAGAGCAAGGTTATCTTGTAGTTGACAGAAACAATTCAGAAGTAAAATACTACACTAACAGCTGGGATCAAAAAATGGAATCAGACTCAGGTGAAGTTAGATTACAGTCAAACAGCAGTAATGTGAGAGCCGTAGCACAAGACATTATCTTACAGGCCAATGATGACATTGACATTAGGGCCGCAGACAGGTTTCAATTCAGAAACAAAGATTCAGGCACATCAGAATACAATGAAACAATGACCTTGTTTCAAAACTTTTCAGGCATCACAGGCACAGCGGCCACAGGTGCTGTGGTAGAATCCAGCAGTGGCAAACAATCAGGTGACTATGACACTTCTTTGGTGATCAGAAAATTTGATGAAGGTGATGGTGGTAGCACAGCACACTCAGGCATATCACAGAGAATTGCTCAATATGAATTGACCTTGGAAGCAGGCAAATCAACTCTTTCATTGAACTACAGAGATGATGACAACACAGGTGCCGCAAACAACTCAGCCACACTATTGAAATTTAAAAATTCAACATCAGAAACTGCCACAGCCGCAACACAGAATGCTCCAGACACTATGGAATTAAATGTAGATGTGGTAGAGCAATACTCTGCAGAGGGTATGATCATTCACAATTTCACACAAGGCAACAATCCAGATCTAGGTGCTGGTCCTGGCACAGTGTTTGGACAAGGTCTAGACATTCAATCCAATGGTTCATATACAGGATTAAACTTGTGGAGTCACAAATCCAACACAGGTTATCCAAACATATGGGCACACAGAAACAGAGATGATGGTGCTGGCAACAAAGACTTCCTAAACAACAATGACAGAATATTCAACTTCTTGGGATCAGGTTGGAATGGAGATGCAGACACACCTGGTGCTTACTATGGTGCTTTTGCTCCTGTGGGTGAATTGATATTGGTAGCCAATGAAGACCACTCAGCATCAGCAAGAGGCGGTAAGTGGCAGTTCTTAACTACTTCAACAGGTAGCACATCAGGTTCTGTCAAAATGGAAATTGGTGATGAAATTAATGCAAAAACAGCCATTCAGTTAGATGAAGTGAGCACACCCACAACCACAACAGACAAGGGTTGGATCTATGCCAAAGATGTGTCAGGCACAGCAGAAGTTTTTGTCAAAGATGCCGCAGGCAACGAAACACAAATTTCACCACACAATGCTCAAGGTGAATGGGAATACTTCTCAAAAAATGTAAAAACAGGTAAAACAGTGCGAATCAATATGGAAGAAATGATCAGAGATATTGAGCAACTGACTGGTAAAACTTACATCAAAGATGAATAAGGAGACGGTTAAATGGCCACAGTCTCCGCAGGTGCTTTAAACTTAACAGCAAATATCACAGGTGATTTTGGCCACCATGTGATAACCAGCGATCAGACTAGGCAACACACCACTGAATACCGGACACCTTGTGCAGTAAAAAGATCCAGCACGGCAGGTCAACACACACAGACACACGACTGGGAAAAAGTCCTAGATTGGAACCAATATCCACAGGCCACGGTGTTATACATACAGGAAGACTACATACCAGATGACTACATCCGTGAGTTCAAACCCCAGCAACAGGCAGTTCAGTACGAAGCAGAAACTTTAGATTCAGATCAAAAGGTCACTGTGCGTTTTGACTTTGCTGACTACTATCCCACACAGGTAAAAACCAATCTAGAAATTAATTTTGATGTCACATTCATATCAGGTGTGGCTGAATACCTCACTGTGACCAGTGGTACAGCCAGCCAAGCAATCAGTGTGGGCACAGACCAGAACTATTCAGCAACACTCAATGACTTTGCGTTTGATTCAGGCATCATTGATGTGGAACTACAGAGTGACAACGCCAACATAGCCGTCAGCAACATACAGGCAAGGATATCTGTGACAGGCTCAACCAGGGCCTTCAGTGATTGGATAGACAGCAACATATCTGGGGTGATCAACAACACTGCGAGCACTGACACAGGCATAATCAAAGACACAAGATTACAGTTCAGTGATCTTGAGATCACATTGCCCAGCAATCTGTTGGTGGCAGGATCAACCACAGCCATAGGCATAATAGATAGTACCAACGCACAGAACACGGAAAACCCCACGACAGCGAATGTGTCAGGATATGACATTGACAATGGATCCGCGGTCTTTGCCACTGATTCTAGGTGGAGAAAGATTAATGCTGGTTACACAGATGACACAACACCATATCATGATGATTCTGATGGCAGTGAGACATTGCTATCAAATTTAACTGAATATTCAGCTGGATTCTTTGATGGAGTTACTGGTAGTGTTTGGTTCCATTGGGATGGCACAACAGCATCAGGTAAACAGACACTGTTTGAGATAGCAGACCTTTCAGCGACCACAGACACAGCAAGGGGTATGTACTTAACAATTGGTGGTAGCCAAACAACTATACAACTAGATCCAAGCATCAATCTATCATTTAACACCAGTGAATTGAGTACTGGTTGGAATAACATAACATTTTCAAGCTATGGTCCAGATGACAAAGCAGACACTCTAGCATATTATCCAGTCAAATACAATGGATCAACACCAAGTTTTTCTTTTGATCCTGGTAACACTGGTCCAAAATATTATCGTGGTCACTTGTATGTCAATGGGCGTGACATAACATCCACACATGATTTTATAGTTTATCAAGAACTTACAGTACCAACATATATCAGTAATGCCAGTCTGTTGGTAGGTTGTACATACAATCATAATACACAGACAATAACAAATTCAGATACCACAAATGCACCCATATACAGTGTTTATTTCCGTGATAGATACATAGATTTAGATGATGCTGACAACTTGAAAGCATTCTATCACTATGGTCTGATACCCACAACTGAACCATTTGCACCCAATTTTCCTAGCAAAACATATATTGAATCAAAAACAACAATATCAGCTGAGACAGGACCAGATCTATATATATCTAGGAGCGGTGGCACCATACAGGTAGAGACACAGGGCTATTACAGACGACAGAGTATTGCAAGTGAATGGCCATCAGGTACTGATTTTAGCGGTTCAATATATCCAGGATCAGGCTATCCCTATGTTTGGGATGACAACGCCACAACAGTGACACCATCCGCAACCAGCAATGTGTCAATAGTGTCATTGACAGGACCAAGTGCTGACCTTGAGACAGATCTACAGATATTGGCCGCAAATGGCTCAGTTTTGGCTGAAAACACCAATGTGAGTACCATAATAGGTGGTGCTCCTGTCACACTGATCAACACTGACCATGACAGATACACGGCAGATGATGACACACCAGTGATCAACTACTTTGTGAACTCTATCAATGGCTTACAGAACGCAGATGTGGCCAACACCACAGTGAGATTGGCCAACATACATCCAGCCATCAGCAGTTTTGAGAACACATTTGTGAGACACAGATACATCATGGTGTTGCCTCAGACGGGCACGCCAGAATCATTTGATGTGACCACAGATGTGACCACATTGGCCACGGTGATAATTGAAGCAGAGATTGATACACAACCAGTTGAATCCAGTATGTCAGTGTCAGGCGGTGTGATCATTGAGAACACAGTGGACACCATGGCAGTGAGTTTCACTGAACAGTTCCAAGGTGGAATTTTAAGGATATCTGACACAGCATTTGACATTGAATTCACACAGACCGCTGAATCCAACCCACTGAGAAGTCTGTTGTCAATTGACCTAGATGTGTCAGCCACATACGCAAGTGCTGACGCAGGAACAGGTGTCACGATTGATGCTGAGATAGATAACATCAATGGTGCATTCACCAAAGGTCTATTGACTGTGGGTGTGATAATAAGGGGTGAAGTGGACACCATCGGCAACTCATTCTCAATGAGCACCACCGGTGGATTGTTCATCAACGCAGACATAGACAGCATAGACACAGCATTCTCAGTCACAGCAGATCCAACAAGATTTACGATGTTTGTGGATCAAAGATTAATCTTTAAGTTCTTTCCAAGAGGTGCACAGACAATTGACCCAAACACTGGAAAGATACACCACAACTTCCATGATGACATAAGAGATTTAAGTGGTAATCCAATCGCACCAGGTGTCACAGTGCGTAGGATCGCAGAATATGATGATCAAAACATAGCATTCGCCACTGAGGCAGATCCACAACTGCTGTTGAGCCAAAATCAGTTTGACCTGGATTGGGCATTCGCTAAAGTTTCTATAGCCACTGTGTTCTCAGCACCATTGGCTTATCATACCATCATATTTGAACCTGTCACAAGGCGAGTGACAGCACACAGCGACAGGACTGCAACCGTAGATGATCAAACAAGGACTGCGACAGCACACAGCGACAGAACTGTGCAGGCAGAAACAGAAACTAGAACAATGGGAGTGAGATTGAAATATGATTGACACAACCAACACAGCATGGGGTAGGGACCGTACGGGTTTATACTTTGTGATAGAACTGGGACCACACAACAACAACACATACACACAGTATCCATTCGGCGGATCATTCAATGACATGAAGTTCCGTATGGTGGATCTGGCCATCAACTACAGAGACCAATTGGCCGCAGGGGAGAACATAACTGACTGCGCCAAGGTGTCATTTGAACTGGATGACCAAGTGATTGCGGCAGGTGGATCGATACCAGGTGGCACATTTGTGAGATCTGGCTTCACCAACGAAGGTGACAACCATTACGCCATATTCCAATTCATAGAAGTGCTGGATGAGACCATGGCTGGCACATATCAGTTCAGATACCGTGTGAACACCAATCAAGGTCGTCAGTATGCTGGCACATTTAGGATTAAGATCATCAAATCACCAGACAATTTCCACAGTCACAGAGATAATTTTGCATTGTCACAGGGACAACTACACGGAATTATATAAATAACAGTATGAGCAAAACAGGATTCTTACAAGACACGCAAGGTGCATACATTATCAAAGACCCAGATGCCACACTAGACTACACAATAGATTGGTCAGGTGTGCTCACAGGCGCAGACACTATTTCCAGTGTGGCCTATGAAGTTCAATCAGGTCTCTCGATGAGCAATGCAATAGGTGGCAGTTATTTCAGCCACACCAACACTACCAGCACAGTGAATCTCACTGGTGGCACGGCAGGAACCATATACGCTGTGGAATGTCAGATCACAACAGCGGCCAGCCGTACTTTTGTGAGACATTTCAGAGTAAAAGTGGAAAATCAACAACTGTAAAGCAGTTGGGGGCTACTGAGCCCATAAAACACAGGAGGGCAAACTGATGACTGATCAGGCAAACAAACAGGCAAAGAACAAGGGCGGAAGACCCGCAATCAAAATTGACACACAACTAATTGAGAACCTAGCAAGTATCCACTGCACCAACCGTGAGATAGCGGAAGTTTTGGGCATA